GGTGCACATCCTCACGGCGGGCTTCCCGTGCCAGCCGGTGTCCGACGCGGGCAAGAAGCTGGGAGTGGAAGATGACCGCTGGCTCTGGCCGGAGATCGCACGGGCCGTTGGCGAGCTACGACCCCGGCTCGTCCTGCTGGAGAATGTCGCAGCCCTCCTCAGGCGCGGCCTCGAAATCGTTCTCGCAGATCTTGCCGCGCTCGGGTTCGATGCGGAGTGGGAGTGTATACGAGCGTCCGACATCGGCGCCCCGCACCCCCGGTCAAGGCTCTTCGTCCTCGCCTGGCCTGCCGACGCCGACCCGCTCGGACGGTGAGCGCACCAGCGCCGCGATGCCGCGCGGCAACCCGACCCTGTCGGGCGCCGTGGCCGTGACGGCCAGACCGGCCAGGCCGGCCGAGGATCTGGAGTCCTGCATGATCCGCCACCTGTTCGGGGAGCAGAGGCCGCTGCCGACGCCCCGCGCCACCGACGGCACCAAGGGCGGCCCGAACCAGCGCGGATCGTCCGGGGACCTGATGCTGCCGAGCGCGGTCATGCGGATGATGCCCACGCCGACCGCGACGCCGTACGGCAGCAACCAGTCGCCGACGCCCGGAGCGGCCGTCAGGTCATCCCTGGACTCGATAGCGCCGACCCTGCTGCCGACCCCGACATCCTCCTCCCCCGGCTCGACGGCGAACTTCCAGCCGGACGGAACGCCGTACGGGGACGGGTACGGCCCGACGCTCCTCGACGCGATCAGGATGATGCCGACCCCCAGGGCGAAGGACGCCACCGGCGGCGTCTACCCGCTGACCCGCCCGGAGTCGCAGGACAACCTGGAGACCAGGATCATCCGGCTGTTCAAGACCCCGACCGCGCAGCTCGCGGTCAACGGTGGCTCGCAGGACCCGGACAAGCGCAGGGCGGGCGGGCATGGACCGACCCTCGCGGACGAGGTCGAGCACCACCGGGGTCCCGACTGGGGCGTATACACCTCCGCCGTCCGGCGCTGGGAGCTGGTGCTCGGCCGCGCCGCGCCGTGCCCGACGGCGCCGGGCAGGACGGGGCCCAGGCTCAGCCCGCGGTTCCCCGAGTGGATGATGGGCCTGGCCGACGGATGGGTCACTGCGGTGCCCAGCATCCCGCGCACCCACCAGCTCAAGGCCATAGGCAACGGCGTCGTGCCGCAGCAGGGCGCCGAGGCGCTGCGCCGCCTGGTGGCCCGCATGGAAGGAGAACAGGGAAGATGACCATGATTTCGCAGTCCGAGATCTACGCGTGGACGAGGTGCCGCCGCAACTGGTACCTAACCTACTACCTGGGTTTCGTACCGACCGACGAATCGCCGGTCGGCAACCGGCAGCTCGGCACTCGGGTGCACACCGCGCTAGAGGCCTACTACGGCTACCAGCTCGACCCGCTCGCGGTGCTCGCGCTGCTCTACAGGATCGAGGCGAACCGCGTTCCGGAATCCGCCGCAGACCTGGCCAAGGAGCACGAGCTGGCCGAGGCCATGGTGTCCGGATACGTCGAGTGGCTGGCCGAGGAGGGCGCCGACGCCGACTTCCGGACCGTCGCCACCGAAACCGACATCCGGGTGGACCTGCCCGGCGTGCCGGGGGTGCGACTGCGCGCGCGGATGGACCAGGTGGCCGAGCGCATCTCGGACGGGGCGCTGCTGTTCCGCGACTACAAGACCGGAACCGGGTTCGAGGTCGCCGAGCAATTGAAGATCAATCCTCAGATGAAGTTCTACACGCTGGTGCAGCACCTCGCCTCGGGCCCCGACGGACCGAAGCTGGCCGGGTTCACAATCGACACGCTGCGCCGGGTGAAGCGGACCGCGAAGGCCGAGCCGCCGTTCTACCGGCGCGACGCGTTCACGTACACGCCCGACGAGATCCACGCCACGCTGCTCAAGGTGCAGACCGTGGCTACGGAGATCATGGAGCACCGGGCGCTGCTGGATGACACGTACCGGCGCAGCGGCGGAGACCTGTCCGTGATCAACCCGCTGCAGCAGTCGGAGATGTTCCCCACGGAGATCCCGAACGACTGCAAGTGGTGGTGCGATTTCAAGGAAATCTGCCCCATGATGAACGACGGCAGTGACTGGTCTGGTAGCCTTGTCCGCAGTGGGAGGTTCCGCCAGGCGGACCCCTACGAGTACTACAGGGACGACGCGCTCCGCACGATCAGGGAAGAGATGGCGAAGATCTGATGGATGGACAGACAACCAACCCCCGCGTCCCGCGCAGCGTCGTGGAGGGCGTGCTCGGCGAGCAGGCGGCCCGGCACATCGACACGGCCAACAAGATCGCGGAGCGCAACGCGGTCAGCGAGGCGAAGCAGAAGAGGCTCAACGGCAGGATCACGACCACCACCCGCGCGGCGTTCAACCTGGCGGTCGTGTTCACCCTGGCGATGGCGTGCCTGGAGATCTGGAACGCGGTCGTCGGATGACCGTCCAGCAGCAGCCCGCTGCATTTGTCCGGCAGCCCCAGCAGCGGAAGGCGCAGGGCCTGTCGTTCCTCGTGCACGGGCTGCCGAAGGCGGGCAAGTCCACCTTCGCCGACTCCGGGCCGGTGCCGCGCCTCGTGCTCGACGTCGAGGGGTCCTCGTACTGGACCCCGTCGAGGAAGATCTACTGGGACCCGCTGCGCGAGCCGCCGCCGGTGCCGGACGGAAGCTGGGACACGGCGATTGTGCTCGTGCGCGAGGCGCGCACGGTGTCCGCGACGTACCGCGTCCTGAACTCCGGCCAGCACCCGTTCAACTCCTGCTCGATGGACTCGGTCACCGAGGTCCAGCAGCGGGTGATCGACGACCTGGCCGGTAACGGCAAGATCGAGCGAGACCACTGGAACGCGCTGCTGCGCCAGGTGTCCTCGATGGTCCGCCAGTACCGGGACCTGATCACGCACCCGGTCAAGCCGATGTGGACGATGACCTTCGTGGCCGGTACGCACCTGAAGGAGGGCCGCTGGCGCCCGATGGTGCAGGGCCAGGCCCAGGACTACCTGCCCTACTACGTGGACGTGCTCGGCTACCTGGGCGCGCAGCAGGACGGCAACCGGCTGATGTTCATCGGCCCGCACCCGCAGTTCGAGACAGGCGAGCGCCTGGGAGGACGCCTGCCGTACACCATGAAGATCGGGGACGTCTACCACCCCGGATACACGGCGGAAACCATGCTCACGCAGGTTCTCCAGGGAAGAAGGAACTAGACCATGGGACAGTACGACTTCAACTCGCTGTACGGACAGGCCGACAGCTCGATCTTCGTCTACGACGCCGGCGAGGTCGACGCCGTGGTCGAGTCGAGCACGTGGGGCAAGACCAAGGCGGGCGACAAGGGGCAGTGGGACGTACGGTTCCGCGTGACGACCGGCCCGAACGCCGGACGCGCGCAGGTCCGGTTCCCGATGACCATCACCGCCGACAACCCGCAGGCGCTCGGCATCATGTTCCGGCACCTGGAGGCCATGGGCATCCCGGAGGCCTGGATCAAGACCAACCCGCCCGAGGAGCAGATCGCCCAGGCGATGGTCGGCAAGCCGGTGCTGATCCGGATCGTGCTCGACGAGTACGAGGGCGTGCAGCGCAACAAGGTGCGCGACGTCCGCCCGCCGCGGCCCGGCGCCCCGACCACCTGGCCGACCTTCCAGCAGCCGCAGGCGCCCGCCGCCATGCCCGGATACGGCCCGATGCAGCAGCAGATGGGCTTCAACGGCGGCATGCCGCAGTTCCCGCCGCAGCAGGCTCCGCAGTCACAGCCCGCCTACGGGCAGTACCCGCAGCCGCAGCCCGGCTACGGTCAGGCTCCGACGGCGTACGTCCAGCCGCAGCCGGACTACAGCCAGCCGAGCTACGCGCAGCCGCCGCAGCCGGACCCGTGGGCCACGCCGCAGCCGCAGCAGCCCTACGGCGGCCCGCAGCAGCCCGCCGCGGCGCCCGCGCCCGTCGACCCGTGGCAGCAGCTGGAGGGCGTCCCCGCCGCCAACGGCGGGCAGCCCGGCGGCAGTGCGGTCCCGCCGTGGGCGCAGCCGCCCGTGCCCGAGCAGCAGCCGTGGAACCCGATGCAGCAGCCGCAGCAGGCGCCGCAGCCGGGCTACGGCGCGGCTCCGGCGCCATTCCCGCAGCAGCCGCAGCAGCCCGCCGCGGCGCCCGCGCCCGCGCCCGGCAACGCGCCATGGAACGGCCAGGCGCCCGCGCAGCAGCCCGAGCAGGGCGGCCCGCAGGGCGCGCCGCAGCCGCCCTGGGCGCAGTAGGCTGCGAAGCACCCGGCCGCGTGTGACCAGGTCTGCCCCTTCTCCCCCCGAGGGGCGGGCCAACCGCGCGGCCGGGGCGCTACGGGGGAAGCGAAGGGGCCCCTCGCCGCCGCAGGGGCCCCTTCCACGTGCCGGGCTTGCGGGTCGGTCGGCGGACGGCTATAGTTGTCATCAGTACCAGTCCGCACGAAGGTGCGGGGTGGCCAGGTTTCTAGCCCGCCGCCGCGACACAACGGGCGAGCCGGCGAAAAGCGACCTTCGGGGAGCCTGCCCTGGTCGAGTGCGGTTCGACTCCGCGCACTGGTACTGCATCCATGCGGGAAAGGAGACGGTGCGATGTCGCCCGTCGGCAGGCTGTGGGAGGAAAGAGACGGCAGGGCCGGATTCCAGGGGCTCGCGGCGATCCTGTCGGAGCGCTACGCCATCGACCCGCCGCTGGACCGCCGACGGATCCGCGACTGGTGGCACCGGGGCACCCTGAACGCCGCCGGAGAGGCTTTTCCACAGCCTGTGGAGATCACCCGGAAGGCGGAAGGATCACCGCGCGGCTACCGGTGGTTCGACATAGAGCAGGTCGACTCCTGGCTGAGGCGGGGCATCCCCGGACCCTACGGATCGGGCTGGAAGTACCCTGTTGCGAGTGCGGACAAGGTGCGCTAGTCTCCTAGTTGTCATCAGGTAAGGCCGCAAGGCCCGTAGTTCAGGGAAGATCTAAATGACCAGTGACACCGCACGCAGCATCCGCCAGCCGCTCGACCGCCAGCGCAAGGCCCCGCGCCGCGCCTGCGGCAAGCCCGGCACGCACTGGGAGCGCGCCGTGGCCGCCTACCGCAACCGCGCCGTGGCCACCGTCGAGGACGCCCTGAAGGCGCGCGGCGCCGACGACGAGCTGGCGCGCCGCATGCGCTCCGCCGTCGGCCGCGCCGTGGCGAAGGCATACCGCGCCGAGACGGGCGCCGAGCCGCAGCAGTGCGGATGGGCCGTCACCCGCAAGCACCGGCTCACCCCCGTGTTCGCCTACCCGGACCGGGCCCTGCTCGACTCCGTGATCGACGGATACGAGCTGGCCGACCCGAGGGCGCCCAAGGGCGGCAAGGCCCCGCGCGTCCGCCTGACCGACCTGATGGGGTCCTGACATGCGGCAGGCGCAGATCAGGGTCCAGCGGCGCGCACGGCCGACCGGGGCGATCCGTCCGTACCCGCGTGCCTTGTCCGAGCAGTCGGCCCAGGCCATGGCGGACGCCGAGGCGGTCGCCGAGCAGATCGAGGAGGTAACATCATGACCCACGCAAAGCCAGGCATGAAGCTGGAGATCGTATCCGGTGACGACTTCGGCATCACCCTGAACGACGTCCAGGCGTTCATCGACCACGTCCAGCGCGTGGCGCCGGACCTGATGGAGTCCAAGATCTGGACCGCCGCATACACCGAGGGCCTGAAGGCCACGTACCGGCTTCAGGTCGAGGGCGAGATCCCAGCGGCCTCGGATGGACCGTTCCAGGGGGTGAACTACCTGGCGCAGGCGCGAAATGCGCAAGGCGGGGATGTGGCGGTCGAGATCGCAGTCCCGGAGCCAGCCGACGGGGGTTGCTGAGCAGAGCGAAGGGCGGAACCGGTTCACACGGTTCCGCCCTTCGGCGTTTCTCGGATCCGGGGCTCTGACGACTCGGGTCCTCTGCTGGCAACAATACAAAACAATCCCGTGACCAGCTCATCGAGTGGGATGAAGTGGGGCGGTCAGGTCTTGAGCACGTAGCCGAGGCTTTCGAGCTCGGCGGCGTCGAGCCCGTCCAGGTGCACGAGATCATCGACCTCGCGCTGCTCGCCCTTGATCACGATCTGCCGGAGCACCCGGTGGGTCGGCTCGGGCTCCTTCTCCGGCTTGGCGTGCCTCCGGGCGGGCTTCTCGGCTGCCTTGGGCTTCTCGGCCTCAGGCTCGGAAGCCGCCTCGGCGAGCTCCTCGGTCTTCTTGGCCGACGCGGCGGTCTTCTTGGCTGAATCGGCGATCTTCCTGGCCTGAGCTGTCATCCTGGCCTCCCTGGGCCGTCACGGGCAGGCATCCGGTCAACGGATCCGCCCTCGGGTTGAGCCTCGGTCGCGGCTCCTCCGGCGGGTGCTCGCGGTCCTGGACGTCCCGGCCGAGCAGCCGCAGCACCCGGCGCACGCTGACCTGCTCGACGCCGGACTCCAGAAGCGTCTCCATCGCCGCCACGGTGCGGATCACATCCTGCCTGCTCATACCCAACATGCTAGCCGCGCCCGTCAATGGTGCAGGGTCGCGTATATGCCCGCCGCCGCACCGGCGGCTATCACCAGTGATGTGATCAGGCCTATGAACTTCTGCCAGGGCGACCAGGACGCATCACTCTTCTTGCGCCGGGCCTCGTCCGCCTTGGCCAGCGCGTCGGCCGTGGCCACCACCGTGGCCGCCGCCGCGTTCGCCGTGGCGATGACCGTGTCCAGCCCGGCCTTCGTGTCGCTGGCCAGCTGCTGCAGGGCCGTCTTCACGTCCGCCAGCCCGGTCACGCCGCGCTCGATCGACCCGTTGATCGAGTTGAGGTGCTTCTCGTGCTCCCGGAGACGGGCTTCGACGCCGCCCTCGTGGTGCCCACGGTCGAAGGCCTCCTGGGACGTCTCACGTTTCTCGTCCATGGGCCACCCCCTCGTCGTGCTCCGCTCGGTCCAGGTTTCGGGCGTCCTGCCTGTGTCCGCGCGGGGTGTCGTGCTGCTGGACCCGGTAGGCCCAGCGAAGCCGGTACAGCTCGATGAACCCGGCCAGGTAGAGCGACACGATGTAGTACCAGACGGCGAACCCGTGGTTGAAGTTGATACCGAACGTGATGTGCAGCAGGGTCGGCAGCAGCAGCAACTGGGTGGCGGCTGAGAAGATCACCATGCCGCGGCCCCAGGGGTTCCTCCACCAGGGCGCGAGTATCCAGTAGCCGCTGATGTACGTGACCGAGCAGAAGAATGCGAAGAAGAACCCTGACTTAAGTATCTCAATGGCCATGCGCTTCTCCTTCGTACCCATCGCGCAGCGCCTTCGCCACGCGCTCCCCGATATGGTTTACCTGCTGCATCTCCCGCACCCTGTCCAGCAGGCGCTGCACCTCCGGCCCTCGCGCCCTGGCATCGGCCACGGCATCCTTCGCGACCTTCTCGGCGGTCTTGGCTTCCAGCAGACTGGCCTCGCGCACCTCGGCCTCCTGCTTCCTCTCCCGGCCCTCCTGCGCTCGGCCGGACTCATCCTCCTTATTCTTCCACGGCAGGTGCAGACGCATCTGGATCCTCCTTGGGCGCGATGGGCAGCGCAGCGATGATGCGGTTGCTGGCGTATCCCAGGTCCAGTAGGTGCTCTGCGTGCCGTGCATCGATTCTGCGTGCCTCCTCGCTGTATTCGTAGGCGTTTCGCCAGCGGGCGGCCTCGGCGTTCGACTGCTTCACCCGCTCGTCACAGTCCTTCCGAACATCGCGGAGCTGTTCGGCGTGGTGCTTGTGCCATTCGAGCTTTCCGGTCAGGACCAGGACGATCGTCAGGCACAGCATCGCGCCCGCACTGGCCTGCAGTGCGGAGATTCCGAGTTCGAACACTCTCAGTACACCTGCTGCGTTCCCGCGAAGACCTTCGGTATCTCTGGTGTCCCCTGGATCTGAGACCACACGTCGTAGCTCTGACCGGCCGCCAGGGTCAGCATCCCGCCGGGGCCGACCAGGCACTGCGCGACCCAGCCCTTGATGGTGGTCCCGGTCAGCCAGCTGGCCGTGTACCAGGTGACCGGCTGGGCCGGGGCGAGCACGTTGCCGCTGGAGACCGGGAACGCCATCTGGACGACGAGCGGAGCGGCCGTCGGGTCGACCACCGTGCCCGCCAGGTCGGACGTCCACAGGACGTTGATCTCCTGCAGGCTGATCGAAGCGATGGGCGTGAATCCGGCCATCAGCACCGCCTTCCATCTCAGACCGGCGGGCTCGGCGGCCCACCGTCGGGTCGCCTTTATTGTCCATCTGCCGGCAACCGCCTCGGCGGACCACCGCGGTCGCGATGGTTCCGCCCTCCACTTGCGCGGCAGCGCCCCGGCCCGCCACGCCGCCATACCCGTGTTGCCCGGCGCCGGGAGGTACAGCGTGTCGGCGCCCGCGCCCGCGTCGGCGACTCGGAATGCGGCCACGACGGTGTCGGCGGCGGTGCCGCCGTCGCCGAGGAGCACCGTGGCCGCGGGGATGAGCAGGACGTCGGAACCGGAGGCGGCATCCGCGAACGCGACCGCCGGGACGAGTGTGCTCGCGCCCGAGCCCGCGTCGGACAGCCCGGTCGCCAGGGCCACCGTGTCGGCGGCGGTGGCCGTATCGGGAAGCAGGACCACGACCATGGATGTGTCCGACCCTGCGCCTGCGTCCGCGACTCCGAACGCGAGTACGAGCACGTCTGCGGCCGAGCCGGTGTCAATCAGGGAGAACGCCGGGGCCAGCGCGTCGGCGCCGGTGCCCGGGTCTGCGAAGGAGACCGCCGGAGAGACGGAGTCGGACCCGGCGCCGCTGTCGACCAGCGCGGTCGCGAGCACGAGCGTGTCCGACCCGGCGCCGGAGTCGGATATCCGGACGGTGACCGCGAACGCGTCCGACGCGGCGCCCGCGTCGGACAGCAGGGCCGCGGTAGCGAGGGCGTCGGCGCCAAAGCCCGGGTCGGAGACGGCGATCGCGATGGCCGGCGAATCGGCTCCGACGGCCGTGTCGAGCAGCGCCAGGGCCACCGCGACGGCGTCGGATCCGGCGCCCGCGTCGGACAGCGCGACGGCGGTCGAGATCGCGAGGGCGTCGGAGCCGGTTCCCGGATCGGTGAACGCGACGGCGACGGTCAGCGTCTCCGCTTCGGCGCCCGAATCGGCCAGCGGCACCGTCGCGGTGACCGTGATGATGTCGGAGCCCGCGCCCGCGTCGGCGAGGACGGCCGTGATGATCAGCGTGTCCGAGCCCGTGCCGGCGTCGGGCATCGTGACGGCGGGCGAGACGGTGTCGGACCCTGCTCCGCTGTCCGCCAGCGCCAGGGCTGATACGAGCGTGTCGGACCCGGCTCCGGCATCGACAAGCCGGGCGGTGGTGGCGAGCGCGTCGGATCCAGCGCCGGAGTCGGGCAGTGCGATGGTGACGGCGACGGCCAGCGCGTCGGCACCCGTTCCGGCGTCGGACAGCGCCACGCCGATCACGACGGTGTCCGAGCCCGCGCCGTTGTCCGCCAAGAACACCGCGATCACAAGCGCGTCCGACGCGGCGCCCGAGTCTGGCAGGGCCGGGGATACCGCGAGCAGATCGGAGCCCGCACCCGCGTCGGCGGTGGATACCGCGATAACCAGCGTGTCGGAGCCCGCGCCCGTGTCCGGCAACGGGACCGCGGCGGTCACCGCGAGTGTGTCGGACCCTGCTCCGCTGTCCGCCAGAGGGACCGTGATGATCAGCGTGTCCGAGCCCGTGCCGGCGTCGGTGTCGGCGGTGGCGATCGAGACGACATCGGCGCCGGCTCCGGAGTCGGCGACGGCGATCGCGGGAGCTAGGGAGTCTGCACCCGTGCCGGAGTCAGTGAAGGCGGTCGCGACGGTCACCGCGTCGGCGGCGGCGCCTGAGTCGGACAGTGAGATCGCGACCGCAAGCGCGTCGGCGGCGGTGCCCGCGTCTGCCAGGGGTATCGGGATCACGGGGATGAACGGGAGATTCACTGGGGGACGGCGCAGTGCCGACGGGCCTGTTCTACGGATCTTGGAGCGCGGCGGCATCGCGGGTATTGAGATCCCAGCAGCCAGGTAGACGGCGGATGCGCCGCCCCAGATGATCGAGTCGCCCAGGGTCCAGGAGGGGTTCTCCGAGCCGATGCCTATGATCGAGTCCGCCATGGCCCACGGCCAGAGCGACGCCCCGTTGGTCTGCACGAACTGCTGGGTGCCGTCCGCCCAGTTCAGCGTGATCGTCTCGGGGTTGACGCTCGACCCGTCGCTGAACCCGCCGATGTACAGCGACGAACCCGCCGGTCCGGAGCCGGTGACGGCGCCGCAGGATACCGCCGTGCCCGTGGCGGTGCCCGTGTTGGTTGCCAGCGGCGGCCCTGCGGCGGCTCCGTGGTACTCGATCCCCCCGGCCCCGATCGTGCCCGCCGGCTGCGTCGTGGTCAGCGTGACCGTGTAGTTGCCGCTGACAGGCAGCGTGATGTTGTCGGCCCGCATGATGGCCATGCCGTGGCCGGAGATCGTGGAGACGTCCATGGTGAACGTCGTCGGCGTCGTGCCGTTGTCCACCGCCGTCATGTTGGCGGAGGAGATGAACGACTGCTGAACGCATACGATGATCTTCGAACCGGCGGTGGGCTGCGTGCACGACCAGACGACGCTCAGGGTGGTGGCGGACCCGACGCTGGCCAGGGCGGAGAACGCACCGCGCGTGATGGCCAAGGCCGGTCACCTCCCCCGCATCGGGTCCTTAGTTGAGCCCGTAGATGAGGAGCTGGACGAGCTGGATCTGATTGGAGGCGTTCGAGGTGCCGCAGATCGCCGACACGTTGATGTAGTTGGTCACCGAGGGATCGAACGTCGTCACTGTGCCCGGCGAAGCGTTACCGCCCCAGACCTCGCCGAGCTGGTTGCTGCTGCCCCGCGGGCAGATGATGTCGCCCGTGCCCCGCACCGTCGTCGCGCCCGTGCCGATCGTGTAGCCGGCCGAGTCGCCGACCACGATGTCCAGCTCAGCCTTCAGAAGGATCGTCGTGCTGGCCAGTCCGGTGACCGCGCTCGACTGGCCGATGATCGGTCCCGTGATCGCAGCGTTGCCTCCTGCCCTGAAGACCAGCGTCCAGGTGGGCGCTGTGGTCGTGGCGCCGACGGCGGCCCGCGCCACGATCTTCAGGCTCTTGCGGGAGCTTCCGTAGAAGAATCCCTGCGGCAGACACGGCTGTGGGCCCATACCGGCCGTGTCGTTGATCAGGGCCTCAGACGTGAAGGTGTTCTTCGCCGTGCCAGCCGAGTTGTTGACGTATATCAGTTCGCAGTTCGTGCCGGTCAGGAAGGACATGCCGACCTCCCTAGTTCATCGGTCCGATGACGACGCGCTGGCTCGCCCCGAACGCATACGTGCCGGGGGTGGTGTACCCGGACGGCGGGCTCACCAGCGCTCCCGTGGCGTAGAGCTGGTACAGCGCGTCGGCGTCCGCGAACGCGTTGAGGATGGCCTGCGCCGACGCGGCGTCCAGGTTGACCGGGGCCGCCTCCAGATCGGCGGCCGAGTACGCCTTGAGCCACTGGTAGAAGTTGTCGCAGTCCCGCAGCGCGTCCCGCAGCGTGGCCAGCTTGCCCTGGGCGCCACTGACGACGGACTGCGTGGTGGTCCCGGCCGGGAATCCGACAGCCATGGAGCTCTCCTTCTCTACGTGAAGCTCAGGGTGACGGTGACGGTCCACGTCGTGCTCGCGCCCTTGGTGCCGGGCGTGGCCAGTCCGTGGTTGACCATGTCGGCGGTCGCGGACACGGTGTTGGAGCCGGCGGTCGCGGTGCCCGAGTCCACGGCGAACTCGGCCCCGGCCGCGCCGGTCCCGTAGGCGGACGTGAAGCTTGAGGTGAAGGCGACGGTGGCCGGGGAGCTGGCGTCGGAGATCGTCGGCGCGGCGCCGCACAGCACCCAGTTGCCGGTGCCGGTCAGCGATGTGATCGAGGTCAGCGCGGTGTCGGCGTAGGTCGGGGTCGTCGAGCCGGTGCCGATGCCGATCCGGCCGACGGTGGCGGAGAACTGCGTGGTGTGCGTGCCGCCGTTCCAGTTGGCTGCCAGCAGGCAGTGGTCCCAGCCCGCCTTGGTGATCAGGTTGCAGTCGGCCTTCTCGTACACCTCGGACGGCTCGACGCCGAACTTCCGGAACACGCCCTCGGGCAGCTGCAGCCCCGGCACGTCCTCAAGCACGACCGCGCCCATGTGCCCGAAGATCTTCCTGGTCACCCAGTGGCTCTGGTCGTCGTCCCACTTCAGGATCTTGATGCTGCCGGTCTCCCGGCCGCCGTCCGTCAGCGCAGCGCCGATGCCCATCGCATCGCCTGCCCGGCCTCGGTCGATCGCCATCGGTGCCTCCTCGTGTCCTTAACGGTCATTGTGCTCTCTGCAGCCGCGTCGTGACAGCGACCGCTCCTGATCATAGGTTGAGCGGATATACGTACGAGATGTAGATGCTCGGGTTGGTCAGGGAGCTGACCGCGTTGCCGGCCCAGTCCGAGATGGTGACCGTGCCGTTGGTGTTGATCGTGATCAGGAAGATCTTGGTTCCGGTCGGCGTGAGGTAGTACCTCTGGTTGTTCGGCCAGTACGCCGACGGCAGCGTGGTCATCGTCCAGCCGGACAGCGGGGTGCCCGAGTACTTGATGTTGCCTTCCAGTTGCGCGTTCCCGTCCGGCAGGAGGCGGTAGGACAGCCCCGGGAGCATCCCGGACAGGGTCCACCCGGACGCCGGGGTGACCGCGTGCCAGGTTTCCTCCACGGCCGGGCTGGACCCCGGCTGGATGGCGTACATCGGGTTCGTCATGATGCCGATCGGGATCGAGTTCCCCCCGGCGTCGGTGAACGCCGTCGAGGAGAACGACGCCGCCAGGGCCGATCCGCTGATGTATGTGATCTTCATCTGCCCGTTGCCGCCGGCCGCCGACGTCACCGTGCTCGATCCCGAGTGGCTGACGATGACCAGCCGGGGCGCGGGCGGCCCCGCGCTGCCTCCCTGGAAGTACCCGTAGTAGCTGGGGTTCTGGCTGGGCGCGCTGAACATCAGGGTGTGGGCCGCGCCGCTCTGGAACGCCGTTCCGACGCTGGTCGGGAGGGAGAACGCCTCCGTCTGCGTCTGCCCTATAGCGAAGCTGCCGATATGCGTCGAGCTGGGGAATGTGATATTCGACGGGAAGGTGTCGATATTCGTGTAATCCAGATAGGCGGTCATCCCCGAGTTCCACCAGGAGTGCAGGCAGTCCACGGTGAGGCTCACCGAGTCGATCGTCCTGCCGCTCAGCGCGGCCTGGATGGCCGTGTAGTTGTAGTGCGCGAAGCTGAAGAACGTTCCTATGGCAGGGTTGTTAGGGCAGCCCTGCTGCATGTTCCCGTTGGCGTTGCTCAGATTCAGCGCGAATCCCTGGGTGTTGTCGGATCCGTAGTAGGAGTAGGTGCCCGTGGGGTCGAACGTGTCGATCCTGCTGCTCGATCCGCCGTTGTTCCCCGCCCCGCCGCCGCCGCCGCCGGGGGCGCTGGCCGCTGATCCCGATACGTTGGAGTTCCCGCCGTGTCCGCCTGCGCCTCCGCCCGTGGGCGCGCTGCCTCCGGTGCCGCCGACGCCCGAGCTGTTGCCGTCCAGCCCGTTGTTCCCCGCCGCCGCAGGGCCCGCGCTGCTGCCTCCTCCGCCGCCGCCCGCGTTGGCCGACTGGTAGCCGTTGCCTCCCTGGGCGCCGTTGTGGTGGACGGTGTTGGTGGATCCGGTGCCGCCGATCCCTCTGGCCCAGTAGCCGCCGATGTGGTTCGGATCCGTTCCGCCTCCGGTGCCGCCGTTGGCGAACACGTTCATGGCGTCGAACCACGTGTCGTTCCCGTTGCCGCCCCCGCCGTTGGTGGTCCCGTCGCCCCCGGCGCCCACGTTGTACGTGTAGGTCTGCCCCGCCGTGATCTGGTAGTTGGGCTCGCAGGCGTATTCGCCGCCGCCGCCGCCGCCGCCTCCGGCGCTGCCCGCGAAGTTTCCCGCGCCGCCTCCCGCGCCCCAGCATTCGATCTTCGCTGATCCGGATGACCCAGCCGGGGCCGTCCACGTCCCCTCCCCGGCGGTTGTGATCGTCGTGGTCGTCGTGGTCGACGTGTAGATCAGCAGGTTGCCGCCGGTCGTGTCGAAGGTGACGGCCAGCTCCAGGGCCGTGCCGCCCGAGCTGCTGGGGGCGTTGATCACGGCGTTGTTGATGGTGCAGGCGTCGAGCTGGCTGGAGGCGATCTCCGCGTTGCTCAGCCCGACGCCCGTCAGCATGCCCTGGTTCGCGCTCAGCCCGATGGGATACGGGTTTCCGTGCGCGTCGGTGCCCGCGACGGCCGACCACGATCCGATCAGGTTGCCGAGGGCGCCCGTGCCGTTGTAGATGAACTCGCCCGTGCCCGGGCCCGTGCTGTCGACCAGGAGGGTGGCCGCCTCGACCGTGGTTCCGTTGACGATTCCGGCGACGATCGTCCCGGCCGCGATGGCGCCCGCTGTGACCGAGGCCGCCGCCAGCTGCGTGGCTGTGATCGTGCCCGCCTGGATCAGGCCGCCCGGAACCTGGGGCAGCGCTGTGATCGCCTGGCCGTACATGGTGTACTGGCTGGACTGGCCGGGTGTGGAGAACATCGGGCCGGCGCCGTTGATCCCGGACGACGGCGCGGTGACGACCGTGGTGACCTGCGTCCAGGTGTTCGGCGTGACAGTGACCGTGTTGTGCACATCGGACACCCACACGCCGTTGAGCAGGAACGACAGCCCCAGGTTCACCGAGGTCCCCGGCGTGTAGAACAGTCCGGTGACCATGTACTGCGTGCTGGGTATCGCGGGGAACGCCGGGGGGCCGGGCTCGTAGGCGTCGCCGCCGCCCGTGACGTTCGAGACCATCTGCAGTGCGTAGGCGTAGGGGGACCCGGCCGGCTGCGTGTTGACGACGCTGACCGTGCCCGGCGTTCCGCCGCCGGCGATCCAGCCGGTGATGTCCCCGCCGGTGAAGTAGGGATTGGCGTTCAGGACGCCGATGTACCCGATCTCGCTGGCGGTGACCGGCGAGAACAGGACGGCCGACGGCACGCCGGACACCTCGGCGCTGACCGCGCTCTCGACGCCGGACGTGTTGGCCGCCACCAGGCCGACGTAGTAGGTGGTGCCGGAGGACAGCGGCGTCACGGTGGTCTGCCCGGCCTTCAGCAGGGCCCCGCGCAGCGTGGCGATGCTGGGGGTGAAGCCCGGGGTGGTGGAGACGTGCACCTCGACGTTGGCGAAGTCCAGCGGCTGCGCCGCGCCGGGGAACGTGCCGTCCCAGGCGACCGTCAGCCCGGCCGGCGCCGGGGTCACGGTCGGCGTCGAGGGGCTCGGCGGGGCCGGCGCGTTCTGGTCCACGGAGGTGACGGTGCCGTCGGGCTGCACCCCGATGATCTGGCGCACCGTGCCGCCGCTGACGACTGTCAGGAACCCGTCGTCGATGCTGGAGTGCCCCAGCTGGCTCTGGGTCTGCGCCTGCTGCAGATTCTTGACCTGCCCCTGCAGTTTGCGCATCTCGTCGTTGAGCGCGGTGAGCGCTCTGGCCAGCACGGGGTCGATCATGATGTCACCGTAGTGGCGGACGGCTGGTAGGTGAAGGAGTCGCTGCGGGCCAGGGTGAGCGTGCCCGTCCTGGTCGCCGGGTCGTAGGTGAACGACTTGATCCTGTGCCAGATGGACTGGCCGGCCAGCCAGCCGTTCATCACCGTGATCAGGATGTCGTCGCCCTGCATGAAGCTCCCGAGCGGCGCGTTCGGGTGGTTCTGCCAGGTGCAGCTGGCGATCTGCCCGCCTAGCGGGGCCTGCAGCGATGTCAGCGCCTTCTGGGCGATCACCGACAACTGGTTCGTGCCGGTGATCGCCTGGTTGACGACCGATCCGCACCTGCGCAGCCGGTTGGCGTCCGGGGACCCGACGGCGGCCCGGATCGCGGCCGAACCGGTGCCCGCGCCGACCCCCAGGATCTCGTTGGCGTACGAGGCTCCGTTACGGGACACGTCGACCAGCGCGGTGATGTTCTCGCCCTCGACGAACCGGAGCTCCTGCTCCCGGTTGCCGATCCGCGGGTAGCCGAGGATCAGCCGGTGGGATACGGCGTTCTGCGTCGAGTCCGTCCACGCGTGCGACTCGGACATGTCGAACGGCGCGGTCTGCGCGAGGTTGGTCAGCTCCTGCCCGCAGTCGGTGGCGTTGTACCAGGCCAGGACGTACGGAGCCAGCGCGGTGATGACCTGCACCCCGTTGGGTACGTTGCCCGTGGCGGGCAGCGTCTGGTACGCGAATCCGTTGGCGTGCCGGTTGGCCGCCGTGTTCAGCGCCTGGAGCTGCGCCAGGGTTAGGTTGGTCAGCGCCGCGATCTGGGCCAGCGTCTCGCTTCCGGTCGATACGACGAAGCTGGCCGTGCCGATCCGGGCCGAGCTCGTCGTGGAGTCGACGGTGAGCCCGAGGTTCCCGTTCGGCTGCGACTGCAGGTACGACCAGATGTATCGGGCCACGGACAGTGGGTCGACGGCGTTCTGCGTGTAGACGGCCCCGTTGTACACGTTGCCGTTCGGATACCCGCGGAAGCCGACGGCGTTGAGCACCCACGAGGACCCAGTGAAGTCGGAGTCGACCAGCAGGCCGCCCCAGCGGATGA